TTCACAGCTTCAATAAGCTGATTACGAAAATTGTAACCCATCAGCATAAATCCATATTGTATTAAAAAATTCCGCGAGCCAAATATCAATTTGAGCACACACGCGTTCCTCCATAGTAAGATACCATTCTCGAACTTCGCAAATACCAGGCAAACCGGCCTGAGAATCCAATTTCTCACACTTACAAAATTGTGAAGGCTTCTTGCATTCCGAACAAATTTCGAAAACATCATTTTGACGTTGCCCAGCAACAAATGCACGCTGTCCCTCGAAATGCTCAAGGGCTTCATCCTTCAAAAAATCCAACAATTCTTCGATGTTCAACCACTTATTCTCCCCAAAAACATATTTTTTAGTAAAAGATTGCTTAAGCAATTTATCAAATTTTGTCGAACCTCCCCGTTCCACAGGAATCCAAGTATATGGACGAAACAATGCGTAATCTGGAAACATGTCATTTCCAAACTGACGCGCCTTAACCTTGTCCAAACGAGCGGAATCCTTCTCCTGAAATTCAGGACGGACTGCCTGCTCAATATGAACATTAAAACGGCGATAAATGGCCTCAGGCTCATTAACCCAAGTAGGTGCATCTAAATTGTCTACATTGGTTGTGGCTGTAACCACACGAGGGTCAAGCATAATTTGACCCTTCTTTTCAGCTTCTGCCACCGTAGCAGGCATAGGCTGATTGTTGTTAAGAAGAATAATCTTCTCAATCGGACACTCAGTGGCCTTATCAGGCTTAACCTGAGCAATATCATCAATGCGAATAATGGTATGGTGTGTGCCAATACCAGACATAAACTTGTCCTGCTCATTCATAGAAAAGCAATTATCGGGAGTATTATCATATCCTCCCACACCGGCCAAATAACGGCCAATGCCACTAGCGATGACGGTCTTTCCAACACTGGAACCACCAGTGAATAAAACACAAAAAGGGGCTTCTCTCAAAGTTCCCTTCTTCTGCTTGCAACGACCAACTGCAATTTTGCGCAAATTAAGGAGGCGAGTGCTAAAATACACACGCTCTCCGTCCTTGCATGTCTTCATTTCGTTAAGACAGTGATTGATACAATTGTCAAGTTCGCGGTCAAATTCCGCAAACTCTAGTGTGCCAATACGACCCACATCAATCAACGGCCACTCTGAAACAATTCGAGTATACATATCCTCGAAAGCATTCTTGGGCGTGTCATCCCAAAAAGCTGAAAGCTTGCCAGTCTCAAAAAACTGGACAAAGCAAGAAACAATC